TGTAGATAAAGTAGCATTCGCTGTTGATCCAGCTACGTTTCCAGTTGGAGTAACTGTATTTGCTCCACTTGAACTTGCAACATTTTTATTGTTTGATTTATGAACTGCAACTTTATCTGATAAATCTGGAAGATTAAAGTTTCCTCCTCCAGGATCACCGTAAGTTGTTCCTATAACTGCAAATAATGCAGCATAAGTAGCCTGACTAACTGCTGCTCCATTACATTCTAAAAATCCTGTCGGTGCAGTTGATTGAGACCAAGGAGTAATAGTTCCTGTAGGAATACCTTCAATACCCGTAAGGTTTGCTCCATCAAAATCATATCTAGTTGCTTCGTAATTTGCCATAATTATTTATCCTTGTATGTCCAGCCAACTGTTGCGTCACCAGAATACACTAAAGTAAATCCAGCGCCTTCTGTACTAACCGTTAAATCAGCTGCTGAGTTTGTTATATTAGATCCGTTTCGACCTACTGTAAAGGCATTAGTATCAAAAGTATATTTTGAATCAACAAAAGTTACTTCATCACCTGTTGCTGGAGATGCTGGTAGAGTAATTGTTAAAGTTCCTCCAGATGTATCTGCTAAAATTTGAGCTCCTGCTTGTACAGTTTCTGCAGATGAAATTGCTCTCCATTTTTTAAATTCTAAATCTTTTACGATGTCTGTTCCATTTGCATGACAAATATAGGAGTGACCCTCGCATAATAAAAATCCTGTTTGAGAAGTTACTTTAAAAGTTAATGTGTTTCCTGCATGGTCTGTGCCATCAATAACATTGAAAAACTTTTCTATTCCTGTTGGAAAATTTACTGTTCTGTTTGCTGCAAGCGTTCCTGTAAACTTTAAAGTCATGTTTCTTGCATTTGAAATTGCAGCATCATCCATAGTTAAAGTTACATCTGCTGATGCAACATCTATTTCTTGATAACCTGCAATAGACTGTTGAACTAAGTTTAAATTTGTATTTGTTTTATCACCCCATGTACCAGCGTTTTCGCCAGTGACCATAAGTTCGAGTTTAAGATCTGTTGAATAACTTGATGCCATAAATTTTTAAAAACTCCTGTTAAGCAATATTACTATTATTAAGCTGCTAAATCAACCTCTGTCCAAGTTACTTGGGTACCAGTATTTACCTCAGCCCAAGCAGTAATTCTAGGCGAACCTATTGCTGTAGTCAAGCTTATACCTGTAGGAATTACTGTTGCAGAACCCACTGTTGTGACCTGACCTATATTAAATGAAGCTGAAACCCCTGTTACACTATATATAGAAACTGCAATAACATTACCTAAAGTAAAAGTAGCAGAAACACCACTTGGAAATAGATTGGCGTTTCCTGAAGTATCTTCGTTACCAATGTTAATGTTAGCTGAAACCCCTGTTACTGGAACTTCTGTTAATAAACCAGCTTCGGCATCTCCAATATTTACTGATGCAGATATCCCTGTAGGTTGAACTAAAGCAGTACCTTCAATTGTTGTGTCTCCCTGAGCAGAAGATATTAATAAACTTGCAGCTATTTCGTGATCAGAGTTTGCTGAAGTTCCAACTGGTGTAATTGCTGTTTGTAATTGTTGTCCTGATACAGCTACAGTAATATCTGTAAATGCATCTTCATTTCCTGTTACAATGGATAATGATATACCTTGAAGTTGAACTGAATAAGCATCACCCCAAACAAAACTACCCCAGGTTTCTCTACCCCAACCAGAACCTATTAAGAATTGATCATCAATAGTTACCCCAGTAATATTTGTAGATGCGGAACTACCTGTTACTGGAACTCCAATTCCAATACCTTCATTTCCTGTTACAATATTAAATGCAATTCCTGTTGGAGATACATCGGCAGAAGCACCAGCTACCGCACCTTGAAGAGTAAATGTTGCTGATAAAGTTGTTGGAAATACATCTGCGTTAGCTTCAGTGGTTACTGAATTAACAGATGTTTGAGCAGCAACGGATGAGACAACTACGAGCTCATCGGATAGGTCTCCCCATTCCGATGCGCCCCAAGTTTTATTGCCCCATCCAGTTGCCATTATTCATCTTACGATATTCTAATAATTGCTTGTGTGTTGTTCGCATCAGGGAACTGAATAGTAAATGTTCCTGCTGTTGCTGTTTTATCGCCTCCGAAATCTAAAACTGCTACTGATGGATCACCAGATGCTGTGTCATTATAAATTAATGCACCTCTTGCAGTTAAAGTAACTCCAGTAAAAGATAAGTCATTGAAATCAACAAAAGCTGTTGTTCCATTAACTGATACTAAAGCGTTGACTAGTGTTCCGCCACCAGCAACATACTGACCCGTATCACCAACTTGTCCTGTGATACCGACTGCGTATGAAGTAGTGTCTGCACCAATTGATGCAGATGAATCGTATAATGCTAGTTTAAATGTACTACCTGTTGAAGGTGTAAAATCATGCACGCCTTCAAGAATTTCTTCTTTGAAAGTGTTGCAGATTGCGTTTGTTGTAATTGCCATATTAATTCCTCCTAAAATTTATTTTATGGCGATGGTGAAGGAACCTTAACTCTTGGCACTCCATCATCGTATTCTCCTCTACGTCTTCTGCCCATTTGTTGTAAAGCAAAAGCTTGTATACTATCATCATACTTGCTTTTATAGACGTTGTACATATCCGCAGGGCCTTTTAAGTAAGAGAATGCTTGTTCTAAAACACCGTATAATAACATTCCATCTTGGTACTGAGCCAAGAAGGTATTATTTGTCGATGTAAAATGAGGTGGATCAATAATGTAATTAAGTTGAACTTGATAAGCTTGATCTGGTGTTGGAGCAACTAAAAATGTATTTTCATTCCAGTTTGCATAGTATTTCGGAAGTCCTGTAGATCCGTCATTATTGTATTCTGAGATAAAGCTAGTTTCTCTTTGCTCTAAAAACGTTCTGTTACCAGACCCATCAATAACTTGAACTGATCTAATTATAATTTCGTCTCCTGGTCTATTAATATATCTTTGACCAGCTACAAAGTTTGCAGTTGCGTATTTTCTTAAGTCATCATAATCTACTTTACCTGCAACATCTAATTCTACTTGTCTAATAAATTGATCTAATAAAGTATCAGTTAAAACATTAGAATCTACTTCCGTATAACTTCTTACTTGTGCTAAAAAATTTGAATAACTTATTGCCATTATGTAATACTCACTGTTGCACTACCTGCGGTAGTTGTTAATTCTCTTTTTCTATTTTGAGCTGAACCATCTTCAGGGAACATTCCTTCAGATGAGTAAGCAAACGCTCCTGGTAATGTAAGATCTATTGTTGTAAACCTACTTCCACCAGACGCTAAAGTAAAATCTTGAGTTCTTGGATTTTGTAATGCAATTCTATCGGCGGTTACTTTTTTTCTTCTAATTTGTGGATGTTTAGGCTCATATTCAGAAATATGAACTAATGATCCATTCCACTCTTTTACCATTTCATCGTATGGAAACTCCATACCTGAACGATCAGAAATTGCTTTGGATCTTTTACCTGTTGCAAAACCACCCATTACACACCATCTCCAAAATAAGTTTGCGGTGAAATATATAATGAAGTTCTTCCACCATCTTGATCAAGAGCTCTTAACATTTCATCTTCATATACTTGTTTCAATATTGGAACTCTATCTGGACCATATTGCATAGATAAATAATAAGCTAAACCTGATACCATTGGAGGTATAAATCTAAAAACAACATCAGCTGTATTTGTATATGCACCAGCATCTTCAATTCTTTTCAAAACATAAAATTTTAAATAAGTATACGTAGATGCATCCGGTGCTTGGTATAAATAAATTTTTGGTGTTGTTTGTCTATCTACATAATATTGAGAAGGTTGACCTTGAGATAATTTATTTGGTAAAGCTGCATATGCTGATCTATCAATTTTTGTTATCGAGACATCTTGAGTGCTTGCGCTATTGGATGCTGCGGCAGATGTAGAAATATAAGCTTCTAAAACATCACTTACATCTGAATTTACTGTATACTCAGCTTGACCAGCAACAAGTTGTACTTCATCTAATTCAACTTTCCATAAATGAACACCACGGTTACCCCAATCCGCAAAAAGAATATTTAAATTTCTTCTTGCTCTTTTCATATCATTACCAGAATTAGGTCTAATACCTACTCGGTTATAAGCTTCATCTATAATCTCATCGATACTTAAATCAAATGATGTAGTTCCTGAAGTTGCCATTAAATTAATCCTTTATAATAATTTTCCAATCCTTTAAATGAAGTGTGATGCTCGTGTCTCATTTCAAATTCTTTTTTTGTTTCCGTTGTTTGCTTTACTGCTTTTCCTGTATAAGCTTTTAACATTGTTTTTACATTTGTTGGTTTAGGTCCCACATTACCTGCAGCTCTTTTTCTTGCAACGGCAGAACGCTTTTGTGATTTTGTCATACGTGCAGCTTTTGCGGCAGGAACACATTTTGGGTAACCTCTTTTTGATCCAGTTGCTGATTTTCTTCCACATTCTTTATAACCTCCACCTTTTTTTGGGGCTGATATATCAACCCACTTTTCGTTAAACCATTTTGTTAAGCCTTGGGCCATTAAATTAAATCCTTGTAATAACTTTCGTAAGATTTATTAGAAACTTTTTTACCGCCTACTTCAGACTTGATATGTGAACCAATATATCCACCATCTTTTTTTAATGTTGGATCTACAACTTTTGATACAGCTAACCTTCTAGCGCCAGAAGATCCAGCAGAACCACCAGATTGCATTTTCTTTGGTCCCCAATCTTTTCTTTTTTTACCCGAAGGATCTTTTATTTTACCAGCACATATTTTTGACGCATAAGCGTTTGCATAAGCGCTTGGGTAAACTTTAAACTTAGCTTTTGCAGCACGTTTTCCACGAGCACATAATTTAGTCATTTAATCCTCCTTATTAGCGGCCGCCTTAAGAGTGATACTTCTCTCCTTTAAACGGTTGTACAACTTCTTAGATTTTACCACTTTAGGCTGATATCTTCTAGACCTTAGTTCTTTTGCGAATGGATTTGATAACCCTCTTTTTCTTTTGTTTTTCATCACGAGCACCCCTTAACTTGCCTGTAACCTGCTTGGACATTTGTGATCTTCCCATTACCATGGTTTATACCTCGTTTTTTTGTTTTCGTCTTTATAAGCCAGTAAATTTTGTTTTCTATTCTCAGTTCCGTTATAAGATATATGCACCCAACCTGAATCTGGTTCACCTTCCTTATAAAACTCTAGTATTAATTGATCATACTCTAAATTATGTCTTATCCAGTCAGCAAGTTCCTTATTATCAACGCCTGGTACTTCTATATCTGCGGCTTTGCCCTCGGTATGCTGTGAATCAATACTGCTTCCAATGGCTATACATAATTCTGCAGATCTATACCCAGAAGAAACAATAACCGGTTTATCAAAATTAGAACGAATAGGTTGTAATACATTCATGCACAGCTCTTTTAAATTGTCTATTTGACCTGGGGAGGGATTATTTGAAATTCCTCTTCTTTCTGCTGTTTGTGATTTAGTTAATTCGGATAAATTAAAATTAGCTGAAAGTTTCATGATGTGTATCTAAAAGGATTACAATTATCTATTGTTTCATTTAAATTTTTATCAATTTTATTACATTTGCAATCTTTTAACAAGAGACAGAAACCTTTATATACCCAATAAACACAACGTTTCATTTTTCCATTAAATCAAAAAAGAAAACTTGAACGGTTCTCTTATCTTGTCTCCAATCAATACCCGCTGAGTGAAATAAATCAGATTTATAAACAATACAACGATTTGGTTTAGAACCTATAATAATGTCTGGTTCTATTTGATTTTTATATGAATACAGTCTGGTGCCATCTTTTATACTAAAACTGTTAAAATAAATTACACCTGCATAAGAAATTTTATTACCATCACGATGCCCTGTATCTTGATGTACAGCAGATTCCTCTCTACCTAGAAAAGGAGATTGTTCTAGTTCAGATTTTTTAATAGTTCTAAAAAAAGAATTAATTTCTTTTGTTTTAAATCCTGTTTTTAATTCTAGAGTTTGTTTAAATATATCATAAGGTAAGGTATTTTCTTTAAAACTTTCCGTTTCCCAACAAGGATAGGCCTGTAATCTATTGGGATAATAAACAGTGATAGGTTGGTATAATGCTTTCATATTTGTTGTGTGTAAAAAATGTTGCATCATCCCATAATTTTCTGGTGAATAAAAATCTTCTAAAATATTGACGTTTTGCATTTTATCGTTTTAATTTAGATAAAGCTTCTGCTATCGTGTTTAATTTATTAGGATATTTTTCTTTACTTGTACAGCTTACCGCCATTAAAAAACAAAAAATAATAATGATCCATAAAGCTGGAATAGTATATTTTGGTTTTATTTTCATTAATGTCCCTCAATCTTTTCTATTCGTTTAATTCCATGTTGATCCACATATACTTTTGCTTTCACTACAGAACACTGAACACGTGAATTACCACTATCTGTATTTCGTTCTATTTTTCGTTTAGTCTCTAAACATTCAGATAATGATTCTTTATGTGAATGCTCTATCATTTTATCGTTTAAAAACAAACATAAAGCTACAACCATTTCGATCATTAATGTTTACCATTACCGTTTGCAAATTTAATATCACGTGTTGCATCCTTTAATCTCTCAACATCTTTTTTGAGTTTCTCTATTTCTTTTTCATGCATCTCTAACATAACATTAGTATGTAAGTTTTCTTCTAATATCTTTTGTTGTTTTTCTAATTGTTTTGTTAGATATTCAATAAGCATAAACTGCTCTTGATCAATAGGTTTTTGAACAGAAGCCTCCAGTAAATCATTTTCAAATAATTTATTTTTAGTCTCTAATTGATTAAGTCTTTCAATAACACCAAACGCAAACCATATTCCAGCACCTACGGCTCCAATAATGGCGATAAGATTACGTAGTGGCAGTGCCACAGATGTAGAATCACTAATCTTCATGGCTTACCAATTAGTAGTCGATTTAGTTACTTTGTGTGCTAATACTTTTCCTTTGTTAGGACCATGTTTAACAACATACCCTGAAGTACCATTTGCATTAATATCTACTTCATGTCTTGCATTAAACAACGCTCTTAATTTAGAGGATAAAGTTTGTTCTTTATTTCTATTTTTAAATAAATGTGTAAATCTATCTATCATGTTTTACTCCTTTTTATCTTCTATATTATAAAACATTTTATCTGAATCTTCAGTAACCCAGTCTTTATTTTCTACTGACCACTCTGTATTTTGGACTTTATAGTCAGGCCAATCGTTTTCAGTAGTATAATTACTAGCATGCCACAAAATACGATTATTAGGCTGAATAGCAAAATTGCCGTTATCAAGTTCCAAAACGTGACCACACTTATGTTCTTGAGGAATTTCACAATGTTCTGTGTTAAGTATGTTATTGTCTGGATGAGCCCAGTCAATGGTAAATAAATATTCACCATGGTAAAATTTTTTATCTTTTCCAAGATACTTACCTCGGCAACCATCTAAAAAATCAAAGCTATGAATACTAGGATAATAACTAAAGCAATCCCACAGTTGTAACTCGTGTGTGTGCATATCCGGCACTTCGGATCTAGAAAAACGTTTTTGGAAAAACGCTGAGATAGGCAAGCGCCAATAGCACGCACCGTTCGGTAGCATGATATGAAATAAGCAGGCACGTCCTGACATGCTTGCCATACCATAGATAACACACTCTTGCTCTTCTCCATGATGCTCTTTAAGGTCATAAAGATATTCTCTCCTTATCTTGCAATAGATAGG